CGCACCACGCCGTAGCGGTTGCCGTCGCGGTCGATGTTGCAGGAGCCGAAGACAAAGCCGTCATCCGGCTCGCCGTCCTCGTTCACAAACGGCGACTCCATCCGCTCCAGCAGCCCACCCTTGGTGAACGTGGAGAAGAAGACCTTGCCGTCCTCCTGCGACCAGCATTGGGCAATGCGGATGCGCTTGCGCTTGGGGTCGGTCCAGCGAATCCGGGGGACGTCGTCGTAGGTGTCGCCCAGCGTGGAACTGTCAGACGACAGCATCCCCTCTAGGATGTCCTTCTTGTCCTTCCACTTCTGGATGGCGTCCTCAAGGTCCATCCAAAGGTACTGACCCTTGTACTTGGCATCGGAGAAGTCGCGCTTCCTCGAATGCGGGTCGTACCAGATGCGGTCCCACGGGATCTGTTTCGGGTCGATGCAGTAGTCGCCGTCCTGCTTCTGGTAGACCTGAACATCGACGCCACACAGGCCCTCGATGGTGTGATTGTCGAAACAACCGGAGCGCTCGCGGTCCCACTTGGCCTCGTCCAGCACGTAACGGATGGAGTCGGTCGCGGCCTGTGCCCCATCCTCCTCAGCGGGCGTGCGAGGAAAGGCCCTCGGCACCATCCGGCGCTGCTGCTCCTGGCCCTTGAGGAAGTCAACCTTCGGCTTGATGCGGTTGATCGTGACGACGGGCTGCTTGCGCTTCTCCAGCACCTGGCGCTCGGCATCGGTCCACTGGTAGCCGTCGTAATAGTCCCGGTCGCGCTCAGCCTCTTCCCGAGCATCGGCGGTGGACTGATCGGCGGCTTCGTGCCACTGCACCAGTCTGCTGAGGATGTCGGCGTCTTCCATTAGGCGGTCTTCCAGTTGGTGTCTTCGTCGTCTTCGTCTCGGTCGTATCGATCCCGAACCTTCGGTTTCTCAGGCACCGCAGCAATGGCCGGGTGCGCGTCAGCCAACGCCCGGCCCATGACCGCAGCAGCGTCAACCTCGTCGTCGTTGCTGGCGCCGGGGAAACCGACGTACTGATCGATCACAGCGTCACCCTCCGGGCCTACAGGAATCCACACGCGGCCCATGCTAGCCATGGCCTGGAATGCTTGGGCCTTGGTCGGCTTGTCGGCTCCGTGCGGGCTGATCGGCTCGATCCGGCAATGCACGTTCTGCTCGCGCATCTGCTTGGTGATGAAGCCCTTTGCAGCCTTCCAGTTGTTGTCGTCCTCGGGGAACCAGCAAAAGGGCTTGTGCTTCTGGATCAGGCCAACCTTGCCTTCCGCCTTGTCACCGATGATTCGCTCGGCAACCTTGTCCAGCGTGATCTGCTGGCGGAACCCATCGACCATCCACAGGTCGCCTGTCGGGTCCACACCCCACACGCGGGCCACGTTGTAGTCGCTGTCCTCGTCGCCGCCGGGCGCATGGTCCGTCGTCAGGTACTTGTGCAGCGGCTTCGGAAGCTGCTCCGGCCTGTACCGGCGGAACCATTCGCGCTTGAAGAAAGTACCCTCAGCGGCCTTGGGCTTTTGCTGATACAGGCTCGTCCACGTCCGCAGGTTCCGCTTGAACGGCTCCCAGTGCTCTTTGCTGAACCACTCGGGCCACAGCGTCTCACCAATCTTTCGGCCTAGCGGGTCGTCCCTGCGGTCCGCCTCGGCAGGCAAGCAGATGACGTACCACTTGCGCCCGTCGCGCCCATCGAACCAGCCCGACTCCCCATCCCATCCTTCCGGCAGGATCCGCCCGGCAATGTCTTCTTCGTGCCAGCGGGTCTGGATGATTACCTGCGGTGCGCCCGGAATCAGGCGCGAGCAGAAGTCATCGATGTACGCATCCCATGTCTTGCTCCGGATCGTCTCGGACTCGGCCTCCTGCCGCCCTTTGATCGGGTCGTCCACGATTCCCAGAGCCGCCCGGTTGCCCGTCAGGCCGGACAGAAGACCGCCGGCCATGTATTCCGAACCGTTCGTCAGCGCCCATTCGTCGGCCGCCTTCTGGTCGTCCTTCAGCCCAACACCCAGCAGGTTGGCGAAGCTGCGCGACTGGATCAACTGTCGCGCCCGGCGCCCCTGCTTCTTGGCAATGTCGCTCGCGTAGCTGGCCAGGATGACGTTTCGCCGCGCCTTGCGGGCCATGAACCACGGCACGAACACCACGTCGGTGTAGGTGCTCTTGGCCGAGCCCGGAGGCATCAGAACCATGAGGTTGGGAACCGTCCCATCCTCAATACCCTGCAGCTTCTCGAGCAGGAGCTTGTGATGCGCTACCAGCTTGTTAAGCCGGATGACGCTGAATCGGTCCTCCTCGCTGTCATCCGACAGCGGCGCCGTTGGGATATCTACGAGGCAGGAGAAGTCTGTCAGGCTCGTTTGGGCAAGATGCCGTCGAGCCGCTATGACCTCATTCGCCGTCAAGCCTGATGCTGGCAAGGGCACGCAATTGCTCCATGCTCAAGCCGGAAACGTCCAGGCTTGTCTTTCCTTCGATCGGCCCGCCGTTCGGTCCAGAGTGCTCCACTGCAGCCAGCTTGGCGTGCATGTACGGGGCCGCGTCCTTGGCGAACCCTGCCGCTTTCTCCAAATCACCTTTCTCACGGAACGTGTTCATCGCCTCCAGCATCACTTCCAGCGGCGTGACCCCTTGCGCAAGCGCCTTGTCGGCAACTTCGCGGGTCTTCTGCGTCACAGAGCCAGGCTTTCTGCCAGCACCAGGCCTGCGCCCGCCGTGGCTTGATTTGTCTTGATTCATTTCAAGACGACGCGAACTTAGCGCTCTTCTTAAGGTTGTCGCCCGCCCAAAGCGGCTGAAGGTTGTCCAGTGCCCAGCACTGTGCAAACTGCTTGACGTCCATCAGGTCAAACGAGGCGCACGGCCGCTTATGGTCAACGTGCCACCTGCCGTAGTTGCCCCACGTCATTCCCGGCTGAAAGCGGCTTTCAAGGTGGCTGACAAGCTCCTCCTTGGAGTAGCCCAGACGGCCAAACAGGCGTCCGTCAGTCCGCCCCTTGATGGCCGCCCAAAGCCTTGCGCGCATAGCGTTGAGCAGGCGCTGCTCTGGGTCGGCCGCTCTCCTTGCCCGGCGCTTGGCGTTGATCTGCTCCCGCGCCTCGCGCTTCTCAATGTCCCATTTGGCTCTAGTCTCGTCGGACGGCGTGATGGCGTCGAAGAACTCTCGGCTCTCCCAGGCCCAAAGCGCCAATTCACCCAAATCCACTTGGAAGAAGTCGGCCAGCTCCTTGTCCGTCGCCCCGAGGCGGCACAGCTTGAGCGCCTGTTCGGCGAACTCAGGCTGGTATTTGCTCGGTCGCCCCACGATCACCCAGCCCAATCCTCGGCCAGCAGACTGACCTTGGCGACATCCGCACTGCCGGGCGTGTAGGCACCGTTCGTCACCAGGTAGCCATACAGCCCCCGACCGGCGTTGATGATTTTGTTCAGGTCCACGTCGGTGAACAGGCTTGAGCCCTGGTCGGCCGGGCTGCCCAGCGAGAGAGAGGTGATGAATGAGTCACGGTCGCCGGCAGGCAGGTCCCAAGCGGCGTTGTCCGCGTAGGCGCTGGGCGGACTGCCGTCGTACAGCTTCAGGCTGTAGCTGGTCTCCCCGCTGACAATGGCACTGACATACCGCATCAGGCTTGCCCACGCGACGACAACCGTCTTGCCCTTCGGGATTTCGGGAAACGAGATCACCCCCCCCACCACATCCCCTGCTGTGTAAGCGGTGGTGTTGGCAGGACGGGTGATGGTGGGTTGGGATTTGTAGGCCATTGGTTAGGCTCCTAGGAGAGGGACAAAGCCGGGCACAAGGCTGGCCTCGCTGTAGTAGGCCGCGCTGTCGGCGTTGGCTGCGGTATCGCAATACAACTGCACAAACACCACCGTCGCACTGGCTGGAATCTGCAGTCCGGCAATCACCCACCACACGTAAGCGCCTTGAGTGACAAGCGTTGCCCGCGTCGTCGTCGTCGTCGTTCCGCCATCCGTGTAAGCCAGCGCAATCCGGCCCACCGTGGAAGCCGAACCGGATGGGGCGTGACGGCGCACAGCCAACGTGCCGGGGCCTCCCAGCAGTTGGGCGCGCTCTGCCGCACTCAACGTGTAGGTAAACCGAGCACCGGCAGACGTCCCGACGACCTTCAAGGCCTGCGACTTGCCAGCATCCACGATCGCGGCTTCCACGCTTCCCGTGGGCGTTGCCGCCGCCGTCCAGCCTGTGGGCGTTCCACCGGAGTAAACAGCTGGGTCGTAGAACTTGGCGTTCTGCAGTAGGTTCGTTGTGGACTTGCTCAGGTACGCAGGAATGGACGGCTTGTCAGCGTTGGACGACTTCCACGCCTGCTTGAGTGGCTCCAGATAACACAGGTCCGTTCCCTTGGAACTCGGGTGCAGGTTATCGACGTACAGGTCTGCCGCCTTACCAAGGCCAAGGCTCAAGCCATACCCGTCCAGCGTCGGCAGGTCGCTGTAGAGACCAGCAATCGACCGCCAGGCAGCAGCCGGGATATCCATGTTGCTGTCGTCCCGGTTGGCGAACTGCAGGAACGATGCAAGCCGGGCATTGGGGAGGGCCAGCTTGACCGTCTCCAGCGCCATGAGCAACTCACCACGACATTGAGGGTCGTTGACCCCCGTATGGTTCTTGCCATGGTTGAAGATCACCAGATCGGCATTGGTGTCCGTGACGGACGCCTGCAGCTTGGTGCCGATCAGGTAGAACGCCGCAGCCCCCGAAATGCTGGCGTTCCAGATTCGGATCGTGTTGGACCCGGAGCCGATGGAGATCGCCGTCGCTGCGTCATAGGCTGGCGTTGCGTCGTTCCACAGCCGGTAGGAGACGCTGTGCGTCGGGTACTGCGCCGCGAGCCACTCCGAGAACAGATACACCCATTCGTCCGACGCGTTGCCGGTGCTGTCCCCCACCACCAGGATGTTCACGTCCGCAGCGTTCTTGCGGATCAAGTCCTTGGCGTGAAAGAACCCATAGGAACTGCGCCGGGACATCAGCAACTGACGCACTCCAGGGTTCATGTGGCTCCAGATGTAGAAAAACCCGCACTCAGGCGGGCCGAAAACGTGATGTCCTCACGTCAACTTGAAGGAACGGGGATTCAGCGTCGTCTCAGGTGGCGAACGCACTTACCTGCGCGAGAGGCGTCTGCCGATAAGGTGACTGTGTGCTGACCCCCGAACGGGGAAAAGCCCGCACGCGGCGAGCCTTGATGTAC